CTGCACCCTTTGCACCCTCTACCACCTTCGCCACCTCACTCAAAAACCCCGCCAACGCCTCCATCCGTTTCATGTCCCGCCGAAACGGACTTCCGCTAGCAAAACTCACCTCATTCGGCACCTCAACGCCGACCCTCTCGCCAATCCTCCGGCAATCCTTCGCGACCCGTGTCCAAAAATAAATCATAACTACCTCCAATTGGTGCACCTCAACCCCTGCCTGGTGCGCTGCACGTTCCTTCGTGCATTGCACCTCCAACCCAACCTGGTGCGCTGCCTGGTGCGCTGCACGTTCATTCGTGCGTTGCACCTCCACTCCTAATTCCTAATTCCTACCTCGGTGCATTGCACCTCAACCCCTGCCTGGTGCGCTGCACGTTCCTTCGTGCATTGCACCTCCACTCCCAACCAGGTGCGCTGCACGTTCCTTCGTGCGTTGCACCTCCTAACCCCTCTCCCCCTGATCCAACGGCTCCATCCTCAACGTGATCGTCCTCGGACTGCGCTTACTACGGTAATGCCGCACCAACCGCATCATCTGATTAAATTTTTGCGACCGCGTAAACTGTCCCCCATCCGCCTCAAAATCAAAATCAACCGCCACCGCCGCCGCCTTCTCTTCCACCACATCCGCCGCCGCCGCGTACATATCATACGTAGCCGTCCAATCCGGATTTTCCTCCAACGTCCCCGGCGCGGCCTCACTCTCCACTGTCGGATACTCACCACGTGCGTCCTCCAATGCGTACCGCTCAATATACTCGGCCAACGCATCATCATCATACGTATCCTCAGTCGGCTCACTCACCATCCTGCGCAACCGCGCCACCTGCTCATCCGTAGCACTCATACATCATCTCCCCAGCCATCAGCGCCAAGTGCGCTGCACATTCCTTCGCGCATTGCACTTGGCCACTAATTCCTAAACCCTAATCACTCCCGTATATACTCCACATACGCATACCCCGCCAAACCAGCGGCAGCCCCTGTTTTCATCGAAATCGTTAAAAATTCAGCCGCCCCCCACTTCGCCACACTCTGCCCATTCGTCCCCTGATCATCAATATTCCCAAACACCCCCGTGGCAGCCCCCACATCCAACCCATCAATCAACGTATCACTAACCGTTGTTGCCGCAGCCGCAATTCCCCCATCCAACGTACATGCCCCAGTGGTCTTCGTTGTCACATCAATTATCAATCGTGTCACAATTACATCCACCCCCTCCGGATTAGCAACCCCAACCACCCCGCCACCCGTATCCAACGCACCCAACGCAATCCTATAAGCGCCTTTTTGCTCACTCATCTCTCATCTCCTCACTACCTAACTAACCAACTAATCAACTCCTAACTCCCAGGTGCGCTGCACGTTCCTCCGTGCATTGCACCTGGAAAATTGCACTACGGCACCAACACCGCAAACGGATACCGGCTCGCAGCCGTCTCCTGCATACGATTGATAGGATTAGGCAATGCAAAACCTAAGCGGAAAACGCACCGCAGCGCCACCATATCCTGCTGCGCCAGGTTATAAATAATATTTCCGCTCGCGTCCTGGATAACCGCCTCAGTCAATACCTTATACGTCACATCCTTGCGGATCGAATAAACCAATTGCTTCCACGCTCCTGCAATCAGCAAACTGGTCGCGGCGTCCACTGCACCATTGGCAGGGAAATACACCGGAGCTCCATCCAACTCATATGTCGTTTTCTCACTCATCGAACGATTGAAAATCAATTGACCATCACTGCTCCGCACCCCTCGCAGCCGCGCTTTCATCACAATCGCCGCCACGCTCCCGTCCACCAAAAATCCGTCCTCCTCAACCAAATTCCATACACCTCCCTCATCCAGCAGCATCGTATAAAGATCGTCTCCCGCTGCTACTTGCGTAGAATAATCTACAGTCTGACTCGCGGCCACCGCTCCAGCCACCAACCCCGCGCTGCCTAGGTTCGTTGTCCAGCTCGCCGGGATATTGGTCCCATACAGCACTGCCGCATCCGCTGCGATTCCAAAAGCCTCAATTATAGACGGCTTCACCTCGCCCCAAATATCGTAATCAGTATCATCTAACACCGCCTCAGGGATCGGGATGATTACTGCCAACTCCTCGGCGTCAATATATTTACTCTCCCAATCCACCTCGCTCGTCTGTTTTAGTCCTGTATCACCGCTCACAAAATACGCTGTTGCCAGCGCACTCATCACCGGCAGCCGTTTCTGGCCTCGGCTCATATTTTGCAGCCGCCGTCCCAACTGCATCACCACGCTCGCCTCGGGGACGCTTTTAATAATCTCCGCACTCACCTCTTCTGGGATCAACGCAGCCGCGTCAGTCCGTGATATAACATTGTTGTAAGCCATTTTTCTCTCTCCTCAAAACTATATAACTGGTGCGCTGCACGTTCATTCGTGCGTTGCACCTCCAACCTGGTGCGCTGCACATTCCCTCGTGCGTTGCACCTCCAACCTGGTGCGCTGCACATTCCCTCGTGCATTGCACCTCCAACCTGGTGCGCTGCACGTTCCTTCGTGCATTGCACCTCCAACCTGGTGCGCTGCACATTCCCTCGTGCATTGCACCTCCAACCTGGTGCATTGCACGTTCCTTCGTGCATTGCACCTCCTAATTCCTACCTCGGCGCGCTGCCTCTCCCCGCCGCCGCCCTAATGTACCTATTCATCCCCTCCCCCTCATCCCCATCCGGTTGCCCATCCCCTCTGCCGCTTCCCGCGTCACCCTGCGGAGACTTCCCGCCTCCGCTAAACAACTCCGGATACTCCTCGCTCATCACCCCGAAATCAACCCCGCCCTTTTTATCAAACATATCGTCAGCCTCAGCTAACATATACGCCAACTTCAAATTCCCCACCCCAGCTTTGTGCGCCGACTCATAAAACCCCAACTTGCGGCTCTCAGCCTCCATTTTCTCCGTCAACGTCTCCAAACGCCCCTGCATATCACTGCCATTCTCGGCCTTCCCAGCCAAATCGCGCACCTCATCCTCAAGAGACTTGCGGTTCTCCCGCTCTTTCTCCAATGCGCTTTTCAACCCAGCAGTATATTCCCCAAACATCTTCTGCACATCTCCATCCTGTTTCTTCAACCATTTCTCAAAATCCTCAGGCATCTCGCCCTCCTCGGCATCTCGCCAACTAAAAACTCTCAACCTCGTGCGCTGCACCTCCACTCCTAACTGGTGCATTGCACGTTCCTTCGTGCATTGCACCTCAACCCCTAACTCCTAATTCCTAACTCCTAATTCCTGCCTCGTGCATTGCACCTCCACTCCTAATTCCTAACTCCTAATTCCTGCCTCGTGCGCTGCACCTCCACTCCTAACTGGTGCATTGCACGTTCCTTCGTGCATTGCACCTCATCCAACCTCGTGCATTACACCTCAACCCCTAACTCCTAATTCCTGCCTCGTGCATTGCACCTCATCCAACCTCGTGCATTACACCTCAACCCCCCAACAACTCACCCAACGGCCTCGGGACCAGCGCGTCCCCCCACACCGCATCCCTCACCAACTTCACCAAATCCATCAAATCAAAACTTCCCGTCTGCCACGCCTCAAACACGCCCGCCCCCAAAATATCAATCTGCATCAACTCGCCCTGTCGCAAAAACCAATCACGACCATAATCCCACTCAATCTCGGGCATCCCCGCCACAATCGGCACCAACGCGCACCGCCCCTGATTATGCTCCTCAAACTGCGTCTGCAATGTGTACCGTCTCCCATCAGCCAAAATGCACGCCGCGCAAACTCGCCCATCATGAGTCGCCAACCGCTTATACCCCTCAACCACCCCGCTCTCCTCATACCCCTGCCTAGTCGCCTCCCTATACGCATTCAACATCTCCGTCCTCGCCGTGTTCAACGCCCGATTGATCCCCACCCCAAACCCCTCCATCATCAACTGCGCCACCTCCCTCGGATTTAACCCCTTCGACAGCCCATCCAACAACGCCTTCAACAGCCCGTCTACCCCCGCGCTATATATCCCGCGCAAATACACCGACAATTTCGACCCATCCCCCGTAAAACCTATCATCTTCTCCATCGCGCCCAATCCCGGCTCATCCCAATATCCGCCAATCTCTCCCCCGCCCTGATAAACCGCCCCAATCGCCCGTCTCACATCCTCTTTTGCCTGTCCAACATACTCCCTCTGCCTCCCCTCTACCAACCTCGCCGCATAATCTATATACTCACTAGTCTCGCCATCCACAGCAGCCAACAGCTCTCGCACCTCACTCTCTCCCAGCAATCTCCGCCTGGTTACCTTCCCCCGCAGCTCCGCCGCCGCAAACGCCGCTGCACCCATACTCGACGACAAACGCCCCTCCATCTCCAACCAACGCCGCGTCATATCGTCCACCACCCGCCCTTCGTCAGCGGCCAACCGCTCCTTATACCCCTGCGTCAACGCTACCACCGGATGATCAGCCACTACCCATTCCCTCCCTGGTCAAACTGCCGCCGCGCCCGCAAAAGAGCTTCCCCCAAACTCGCCTCCTCCCGTTTCTCCTCCGCCGCTATATCATCCATCACCTGGTTAATAAACCGCTCGCTTTTTCCTTCTTCCCGCAACACCGAAACCAGCGGCATCCCCGCCTGCACATTTGCCCGCCGCGCCTCAGCTCGCGTGCTCGGCTGCACCGTTTCAGGCCGGTCATAAATAGCCGTCACCTCCTGCTCATCAATTTTCTCTCCACCCATCCCCAGCAAAAACGCCGCCGCCTGCTGCCACACTGGTACAAACCGCTCAATCCGGCTCGCCGCCTTTTTATTCAAACTTGCCTCCATCGCTATCAAACTCTCCCCCGACAAATTGCTCCCGATGGAAAAAAAATAATGTTTCGGCGTCCGCGTTATCGAACTAATAGCAGTCGCCAATTTATCAATCGTTTTCATATAATTATCCAGCCCCGCCGCCGCAAACTGCCCCGCCACCGTCTGCTGCCCCATCCCATCCCCCCCAGCCAAATCCCACACCTCGCCCGGCGCGTTTTTCAATTTACCCTTTACGGTCATGTTACTGATCACGTACCGCTGTGGGAACGCTCCAAACTCCGCCGTCACCATCATATCCGTCAACAGTTTATTTATCGCGTTTTGCACCGGTATCACATCGCTCAAATCATTCCTCATCCTCCGCAGCCGCGTCCGAAAGTGAAATATCGGCACCCGCCCATACGGATTTTCGACCTCATCTAATTTGCTAAAACTGCTCGCCTTCACCCCACTATCCGTGTCTTTTTTCTCGCTCACATATTTCACTAGTTTGTCTCTATAATACAGCGTCATCCGCGTCTTACCATCTAATGTACGCCACCATTTCGCCGCGTAGTCCATCTCGCGCGGACGCTCCGCCTCGTAAAATACGTGGCATAACCGCGAATCGTTCCAATATGCCTCCGGTTTCCCCTCTGCATCCTCCCAGCAAATCAAAAAACCCTCCCCCGTCACCGCCACCGACTCATGTATCTCGTCACTTTCCAACGCCAATTGAGAATTTGCATAAATAGCATCCATTTTCCCCTGCAGCGTTTTTGGCACCTCAATCTTCTGCAAATTTACTTTGTCCAACACAGAATCAACTACCACCACGCACCAGTTTTCGGCAAAATACGTGTCCAAGCCCTTAAAAACATCGCGCAGCCGTTTATTATTAGCATACGCCAACGGCTGCTTGCCATCGTAATAATCAAAATACGTGTCATAGATAGTCTTTTTTGTATTCAACGCCTGCAACGCTCGCTCTAAATCATTCACCGCAACTCCCAGCCATCCAATAACTAACCCTGAAAACTCCCATGTACTTTCGTGTTGCCATTCATTTTCATTAGCTTCGCAAAACCCCAGCTGCAAACATCAACCTGATCATCATTCTTCCCCTCCGAAAATGCCAAATGCTCATCAATAAATGCCCTGTTCCACGCTCCCTGCACCAAAAACACCATCCCCCCCTCCAACGCCGAACTCCAAGGCCCCGCCCTCATTTCCTTGCTTCCCGAGCTCCCCGTCACCGGCTCGAACCTGCCCTGCAGCCCCAGCCGAGCCAGCATCCTATTCGTCATCTGTGCGCTGTCCAAACCCGCGCTCCCCGGATCCTGCTGATGCCAAACAGCCCCCATTTTACCCGGACGTTTCCTATCCTGCTGAGACACCCGTATCATCAACTCATCACGCATTCTCGGCGTCCCCTGCTTTCTCGCCATATGCTCCACATACACCCGCCCCCCCCGCGTCAAACTCATCAACGCCCCCGCCGCAAAATCGCCTTTCCCGCTCCTGCTCCCCGCTTTATCCCAAAACCGCATCCTCAACAACACTTCTTCCGGAGCCGGAGGAGCAGGCACTATCTCAAACCACTCCCGTTTAAACATATCCCCCTCCAACAAATACGGCTGCTGCTGATACAAACTTTCAAACCCTCGTGGATTAACCGAGCGTATTGCCGCCAACTCCTCCACACTCTGTTTCTCCGGCCACAACGCCTCGCCCTCCGCCCTCCCCAGCGGATCAACTTCGTCCACCCACACCCCCTCCTCCAATTTGCGCATTCGATAATC